ATGTCCACAAACAGCAGATTGTTTAGAACAACAAGCATATAATAGCAATGGCGAGCCGGATAAAAGTACAGGTTATGACCATCAGAACGATGCAACGACTTATCCAATCGCATACTTAATGCCAATCAGAAAACCTGTCGCAAATGTAGACTTTAGGTTTGCGATGTAGTAATAAGGTAATATAATAGAATGAATCTAATTAGAGAACATTAATGTCAGTCGATACTCAACATCCACAGTACGAGTTATATAAGCCTATCTGGGACAAAAGCAGAGATTCAGTTAAAGGCTCAGTTGCAGTCAAAGAGAAAAAGCATAAGTATTTGCCTGTACCAGATAACAATGCATTAGATGAGAGAAAGGGTACAGAAACAGTAAGGTACAGACAATATTTGCGTAGAGCCTTATTTACTAACTTTACTGCTCGTACTAAGAACGCCTTATTAGGTGCAGCCTTTCGTAAAGACCCAATTATGCAATTACCAGAAGGTCTTGAATACCTTAAATACAATGCAACAGGAGATGGCTTATCACTTACGCAAATGGCAAAGGATGAGTTATCTAATCTGCTAGAAACTGGACGTTGTGGATTCCTGGTGGATTATCCAGAAACACCAGATGGACTTAGTGCAGAGGAAGTACAAGAGTATGGATTAGCAGCTTCTATTATTCCTTATACAGCAGAACAAATCATTAACTGGAAAACGCACAATATGTTTGGGCGTAAGATGGTAGGGCTAATTGTATTAGCAGAAACCTATCAAGATGATGAAGATGATTTCCAGCATGAAGATAAGACACAATACAGAGTGTTACGACATAGACCTGATGGTTACACACAACAAATATATCGTGATGGTGAGCCTGTAACTGAAGAAATATATCCTCGCAAGGCAGATGGCTCAACTTGGGATTACATTCCCTTTCAATTCGTTGGTAGCAAGAACAATGACGCTACAATTGACGACAGTCCGTTAGCTGATATTGCAGATGTGAATATAGCGCACTATAGAAATAGTGCTGACTATGAAGAATCCTGCTTTATCACAGGACAACCATCACTTTTTATTACCCACTCACTTAGCCCAGAACAATGGCTAGAATACAATCCTATGGGTGTAAAGCTAGGCAGTCGTGAAGGTCATGTATTAGGTGAGGCAGGTTCAGCTACCTTATTACAAGCCAGCCCTAATAGCCTTGTACAAGAAGCCATGAAAGCCAAAGAGTCAGCAATGGTAATGATAGGTGCTAGGATTATCACAGACAGAGGTAACAATGAGACAGCAGAAGGCGCAAGAATACGATTTGCTAGTGAGAATTCTGTATTAGGTGATTTGGTGCATAACTTATCTGAAGCCATAGAGATGTGTATCTATTGGTGTGGTGAGTTCATGGGTGTACCTGCTGATGATGTCGAGTTTGAGATTAATGATGAGTTTTACGATAAGAATGTTGATCCACAAATCATCATGTCCATGATTCAATTACTAGACAGAGATTTGATTGGTGAGGCAGATATCTTTGATAGACTTAAAGCAGGTGGTCTTATTGATCCTGAAAGAACATTAGACATGGTCAAAGAAGAACGAGGTTTAGCTAATCCTTTAATCTAATGGCAAAAGATCCAAGACTAGAACGAGTAGGAGTAAGTGGTTACAACAAGCCAAAGCGAACTCCTAAACATCCCACTAAATCTCATGTTGTAGTTGCTAAAGAAGGTGATCAGATTAAGACGATCAGGTTTGGTCAACAAGGCGTATCTGGTAGCCCACCAAGAAAAGGTGAAAGCAAAGCTGATAAAGCTAGACGAGCATCATTCAAAGCAAGACACGCTAAGAATATAGCAAAGGGTAAGATGTCAGCAGCATACTGGTCTGCAAAGGAGAAATGGTAATGGCAAGAGGATTGTACGCAAACATACACGCTAAACGCAGATCAGGTAGACCTATGCGTAAGAAGGGACAGAAAGGCGCACCAACAGATGAAGCCTTTAGAAAAGCTAGGCTAACAGCTAAAAAACGCTAACTAAATATCTAATAAAATCATGCACTTATAATATATGTGCATTTTATTGTGTCTAATCTATTTACAATAATGTAAATATATAGATAATAGATAGTGTAGATTGACTATTAAGGAGTAAATAACAAATGAAACACACACAAAAAGGAAACTGTCAAAACTGTGGTAAATTAAGTGCGATTACTGTTAGAGGCGTAATTGCTCATCATGGATGTGTCGTTGATGGTGAGCGTGAAAATAGATGCTATGGTTCAGGTCGTCTGCCTTTGCAACGCAACAAAGACCTTACTGAAGCAAACATTGAAATGCATAAATGGTATGTAAATGAAGAAATACCTAATCGCATCAAGAATCTAGATAAATATATCCCAACCATTTATCGTGTTTTTCACAATAACTTAGGTACTGTATCAGTTGTCAGCAACATAGATAAGTATGTGAATCAACCAACAGGTCTTTATCACATCGGTATAATTTCAATAGATGAAGCTGTTGAGATCGTCAGAGATAAAGGTCGTACTATTAAAGGCAGAGAAGTGACAGCAGAGGACATTCTTGAGGAATGTAGATGGAAGGAAAGAAAAATGCTTGAGCGTGAAATGGATAATCGCATGGAACAAATAGAAGATTTGCAAATCATGATTAACGAAATACATGGACAGCGATTAATTCCTAACAACTAATAAAGGAGAACATAATAGTAAGAAGGCACAATGAAGTGCCTTTTTTCTATATATGTCATACAATTAGCGTATGGCATCCACCAACGAACTACTTAAAGATGCGCTCATTCGCCATCAGATATTTATTCAGCGTTACGCAAGAGGCAGAGAGCAGCAGGCCATAGATACTATTGATCGTATTCTTAAAACCATAGAAGGCAGATTAACAGGCAACCTTACTGAATACAGCAAAGCTAGACTAGATACTTTATTACTAGACCTAAGACAATTATCTAATGGTCTGTATCAAAGCATGGCTGATGAGATCATGGATGAGCTTATAGACTTTACTGACTATGAGGTAGGCTTTACCCAAAGGATGCTCAATAGATTAAGCGCAGGTGAGACATCTCTACCTACTCCAGAACAAATCCAGTCATCCATCTACAGTAATGTGATGAAGCTAGAGCCTACAAAGAACTATACGATTGGTCAGGCACTAAGTCAGTTTGCTAGCAAGAAAGCTGTGCAAATTACACAAACGATAACAGATGGTGTAATATTAGGTGATACAACACCTACTATCATTCAAGCACTGAGGAATATGTTTGGGTTACAAAGGAGTCAAGCATCTACATTGGCAAGAACCATTACTAACTTTATAGCAACTCAAGCTAGAGAAGCTGTATATAGGCAAAATGAGCAATTATTTGATGGCTATCAATGGGTTGCAACACTAGATGGTAGAACATCGCTCATTTGCGCTAGTAGAGATGGTACGATCTATCCAAGAGGTGATGATCCAATACGCAATCCTAAACCACCTGCACATTTTAGTTGCAGGTCAACAATCATACCTATGATCAAAGAAGAATTTGGCGTTTTTAAGCCAGTCGATGTTAAAAGGCCAAGTAAATCCACAAATGCACAAGGCGATGTAGTTAAGAAGCCTATTGATGCAAGTACAAATTATGAGCAATGGTTGAGACAACAAAATCAATCATTTCAGCAAGAGGTGCTAGGAAGCACTAAAGCTCGACTATTTCGTGAGGGCAATCTAAACCTAAGTAGATTTGTTGACCAGACTGGTCGCAACTACACATTAGATGAACTACGAAACTTAGAACCTATGGTATTTGAATCACTAGGACTTTAATAACGCTACAGAGTAGCAACTTGCAAACTAGAGGTGAGCATGGACATATTAGATACAGTTGAACTGGATGAAGAAGCTAAAAGCAAACTAAAGGAAGCCTTTGATAAGGAGTTTAGTGCTAAACTAGATGAGTCTGTAAAGGGACTTAAATCAAAGAACGATGAACTACTAGCTGAAAAGCAGAAGTGGCTAAAGGAACGAGATGAAGCACAGCAAAAAGAAGAAGAAGCGAGGTTATTAGCGCAAAGGCAGGCTGAAGATAAAGCTAAAGCAGAGAACGATTACAAACAGTTGTTTGAATCGCAGAAGCAAGAGTCTGAAGGCCTGAAATCGCAACTCCAACAATTCCAAGAAAATATTAAGCGTCAGAAGGTAAATTCTGAAGCTAATAGATTAGCTATGTCATTGACCAAAGATGTCAATAAAGCTAAAATCTTAGAACAACAGTTTAGCCAGAGGCTACAGATTGTTGATGGTGAGTTAAGAGTGGTAGATGACAAAGGTCATCTTACTGTTCAGACGCTCAATGAACTGACACAAACAGTAAAAGAATCATATCCTTTTCTGGTTGATGGCAGTCAAGCCACAGGTGGTAGTGCCACACGCTCACAAGGCAGGGCTGAAGTGAGTAGCAAAGAAATCACTCGAACTGAATTTGATGGTCTTAATCAAAATGATAGGGCTAAATATTTGCGTGAGGGTGGTAAAATTATTAACGCATAATTTATAGGAAACTAAAATGGCAAATACACTTACTGACTTAGCTGCTGATATCTATAAGGCAGCCGATGTAGTGGGTAGAGAACTTGTTGGCTTTATCCCTGCATCAACCATAAATGCTAATGGTAGCGAAAGAGCTGCTAAAGGCGATACAGTAAGGGCTTCTTTCACAAGGTCAGCTTCACCAGTTAATGTTACTGAAGCAATGACTATTCCTGAAGGAACAGACCAAACTGTAGATAACAAAACACTAACAATCGCAAATGCTCGTGCAGTACAAATCCCATACACTGGAGAAGATGTCAGACACCTAAACAATGGTATTGGCTTCGAAACTGTTTATGGCGATCAATTAGCACAAGCAATGAGAGCGTTATGCAACGAAATCGAAGAAGATTTAGCACAAACTGCATATCAAGGTGCTTCACGAGCTCATGGTACAGCAGGTACTACTCCATTTGCTTCTAACTTAGAAGATGGCGCACAAATCCTCAAAATCCTTGAGGATAATGGTATGCCTTCAGATGGACAAGTATCATTAGTGCTTGGAACAACTGCTGGTGTTAACCTTAGAAAACTTACTCAGTTAACTAAAGTTAATGAAGCAGGTGACTCTAACCTTCTTAGACAAGGTATCTTAGGCGATATCTTTGGCATGAATGTCAGACAATCAGCTAAAGTACAATCACACACTAAAGGTACTGG